AGTGCGTGTTTCATTTTCAGCCTTTCGTGGGGAAGTCAGTGATACCGATGGCAATCAGGCTGGCCAGTGCGCGCGGCTCTAAGGTGGCCAGGGCAGCTTCGACGCCATCGTCGATCGGCGTTTTAAGCATGTACTCGCAGTGGCCACGGGCTGTTTCAAGGTTCACGCCGAGAGATTCGGCAACATAACCAGCATGGTCGGCGTAAAAGGCGCGCACGGCTTCGGTGACGTTACCGCCGCGTTCATGGGCGCGGGTCAGCGCCGCGGCTTCCTTGCGGGCGATACGTGCAGCGACAGTCGAAATCAAGGTGCGCAGACGCTGATTGGTTGCAGCTTCCTCATCAGCACTTTCATCGGGTGCCGGTAGCGCAGTGTCCGTCTGCACTGGTTCAGCAGCGTCTACTTCCGCCTCTTCCGCCCAGGACTCCTCGACCATGTTGAGCGGTCGCAACGGCTCATCCAGACCATCGATCGGATTCATGTTCTCGGCGACCCGCGCCTCGTTGCGGGTCAGCCAGCCATCGAGGATGCCAGAGTGGTAGTAGGCCGCCCGGGCAGCACGATCCCCGCGCATGAGGTTGGCAAAGTCGAATTCGACTTCCAGTCCCTCTTCGTCAAAAAGCAGATCCGCTTCGATCGCCGCTTCCCACCGTTCCGCCCAAGGCGTCATGGTGCTCATGATGAAGTCCAGCGACTGCTGCTCAATGTTGCTGAACGTCGCCCGGTCCAGATCGGCAATCATGTGCGGCGGCACACGGAACACCCGGGCAACGTCGGTGATCTGGAACTTTCTCAGTTCAAGGAACTGCGCATCCTTGTTGGTGACACCCACTTCGTGGTACTTCATGCCGTTTTCCAGGACGAGCAGCTTGCCGCGGTTCGCACCGGACTGGGCGGCCTGGAAGCTCTCCCGAAACACATCCTTGGCGTTCTTGTCCTTGAAACTCCCGGGGTACTCGACCCAACCGCCGGTGGGTTTGGCATCGTTGGCAAAGAAGCGTGCACCATAGGCCTGTGCCGCCAGGGCGACACCAAAGTTCTCCCGCGCCAGTTCAATCGGGCTCAAGCCCAGAAGGCCGTCGCTGGACAGTCCTCGCAAGTGCCAGATTTCTCCACGGGGCACCGGGCGGACAGTTCCCTGCCTGTCGGTGACGCGGTAGCGATAGTCGCCGTTGTCGAGCAGTTCGATACTGATCCGGTCGGGATGGACCGGGACCAACTCGGTGATTTCCCCACGGCTGTTACTGCTGATCTGGTTATAGGCATTGCCACGCAGGGCCAGGTGGCCTTGCATCATCTCCCGCCATTCGAAGGCGTTCTGCCAGCGGTTCGGACGCTTGGCCAGCAGGTTATAGAGCCAATGGTCGGTAATACGGTCCTTGCCACCGTCAGGCCGCTGACGGTAAAGCACAAAGGGCAGCATGGCCAGCGTCTCGGCAAGGATCCGCACGCAGGCATAGACGGCCGACAGGCGCAGGGCACTGTCCGCCGAGACACGGGCGCCGCTCGAGGTCCGCACGCTGACCGGCTCAAACCAGAAATTGCCGAATGGCGATCTATCCTCTGCGCGGATCCGGCTGATGAACATCAGGAATAGTCTTTCGGCTGGGTTTCCTTCTCGTCAGTCAGGTACAGGCCAAAGCGCCGTGCGCTGAAGAGCGTCAGGGCGATCAGCAGCAGCCCTGACAAAAGAAGCCCGGCGCCGGTGTTAAGAATGATCCCGCCCGCCGAGGCAAGCAACCACCCCAGCAGCAGCGCGATATTGAAGGTCAGGAGATTCATCTCAAACCACCATCAGTTCATAGCTGCTATCGATCACGATCGAGTCCTCTTGTTTCAGATTGGCCACTCCCATCGCCATTGCCAGCGCTACCAGTCCGTCAATACGGCCGGTCGCCTTATGCTTGTCCAGCTTCCGGTTGCCGGCCGGGTCCTTGGCCACGATGGCGTTGGCGGCACACATCGTGAGTACCGGGTGCATGCCGTGCGCCATGCGCGCATTGAGGAGTTCAGACTCCAGCGTATCCAGCGCCGGGCTCATGTCCTTGTAGCCCTGGCCGTATTCGACCAGCGGCAGAGTGATGCCCAGTGCGTCCAGTTCCTTCTGGAGCAGGGATATGCGCCAGCGGTCGTAGGCGATCGCTCGTACATCCATCATGCCGAGGATCGCGCCGATGTCTTGGGCGACGAATTCATAATCGACTGTGGCTCCCGGCGTGGTGTGCAAGTAGCCTTGCCGCACCCAGACATCGTAGGGTGAGCGGTCGCGCTTGGCGCGTTCCATCAATCCTTGCTCGGGTGTCCAGAAGTGCGGTGTGACGTGCCAGACACCCGCTATGCGCCCGACGATGACCAGCGCCGTCAGGTCAGTACGACTCGACAGATCGAGTCCGCACCAGACTGGCGCACTGCCGTATTCCATGACCAGGCCGCCGCAGGATTTCCACACATCCACCGAGATGAACGGGCTGACGGTTGAAACCCGTTGATTGAGGCAAAGGTTGCGGAAAGTGTTCTCCGCGCTCGGCATTCTCGACGCCTGCTTGGCCTGTTCGGCCAGGTCGTCCAGGTTACGGAAAATGCCCAGCGCCGGGTTCGCCGCGCGCCAGGCCTTCTTGTCCAGCAGTCCGGCATCCTTCGGCGCGGCATAGACGTGCGACACGATGCGCGGATCCGCCGACTTCTCGGCGTCATCGAGCCACTGCGAGAACAGGTCGGCATCGTCGGCCGCCTGGGTGCTGATCGCAATCAGCAGCGGCGCCGAGTGGGCGCCCTGCGCAGTCGTGATGGCATCGATGAAAGCGTCCTGTGGTCCTTTGACCTGGCCGACCTCGTCCAGAATCGCCAAGACAGGTGACAGGCCATGCGCTGTGGTGCCTTCGGCAGACAGAGCGCGATACTCAACGTTGCGCGCGAGACCGATCAGGCGCTTGGCGGAGGGCACAATGCGCACCAGTCCCGACAGGGTTGGCGACAACTGCACCATTTTTGATGCGTAGTTGAACACCTGCGCCGCCTGCTCTCGGCTACGGGCGCCGCTGACGATCTGGCTGTTCTGCTTGGCTTCAGGCCCGACCAGGTGCGCCAGCATGATGCCAGCTGTAAGGTTCGTTTTTCCGTTCTTCCGCGCGATGCTCAGGTAGCCCCTGCGTGTGCCTCGCGGGTTGTCGTAAATCTCCTTGATGAAGCGCTTCTGGAACGGTGCGAGCACGATCTTCTGACCGACATGCTCGCCCTCCGGAACTATGCAAAATTCAGAAAGAAATCGGCAGACCCTATCCCCGCGGCTTTCCTTCCGCTTCCTGGGACTGGCCATGCATGTACTCCTGCGAATCGGCGCTCTGGGCCAGGAAAGCAATCAAGAAATGAATCTGCGAGTTCAAGCAAAAAGCGCTTGACTAACAATCAGAACTTAGCGTTCATGCCATCGTCATCAACAACCCCGCAGGAGCCGCAAATGACCCACACCGCCAACCCCATCGACACCCTGGGCAACAAGCTGGCCGAAGCCGCCCTCACCACCCTCATCCGGCTTTTCCCGGAAGTCAGAACAGCAACGGCTGAGCAACAGAACGCCGCCTGCGTGGCAATGCGCGCAGTGTGTGCGGCGGTAGTGAATGAACTTATCGACGATGCGCGGGATGCACCGGGTGTGGCACACCTGGCATTTCAAACGGCTGCCTTGACCCTGGCGCACGAGGGCGTCCGGGTGTTACGGGTCGGCTGAAAGTAAATCTGCGAATGCAAGCATGAACCGCTTGACTAGTCCTCGAATCGAAGCGTTCATGTAATCACCATCAACGCACTGACCACCACAGCGAAGGAACATGAAATGACCTACACCACGCAGCAATTCACGGTCGACGAACTCGGGTTCATCCAGATCGCCCTAGCCAAAGTCCTGGCTGCTGTCAGCCGCGGCGAGCTTGACCTCAACCAACTGGCACGCGAGGAACTCGCCAACCGCGGATTGGACAAGACCGGCGCGTGGGTCGGTTTTGAGAAGGCCCGAGAAATTCACAAGCTTTAATCACGCACCCACAGGAGATTTACTATGACCACCCACATCAAACTGTCTGATACGCAAATCGAAGTCCTGACCCTCGGCGCCGACCGACCGAATGGTTGCATCGAGCCGATGCCCGCCCGACTGAACAGCCTGCTCCGAGCCAAGGTCATTGCCGGCCTGGCGAATCGCGGCATGATCAGCGACGAAGGCGGTTCCGAATTCCATCTCACCGACGCCGGCTACGAGGCCGTTGGACGCGATCGCGGGGGTCCGGCGCCAACGGGCCTGCTCCCCACGTCAGAAGCCAAGGTGACGCCTGTCGAGGCCGCAGCTGCCCAAGATCAGTCGATCGCCTCGCCCAAGATCCGGGAGAACACCAAACAGGCTCAAGTAATCGCGATGTTGCGGCGTCCCGAAGGTGCGACGGTTGCGCAGATTTGCGCATCCACTGGCTGGCAAGCTCACACCGTGAGGGGTGCCTTCGCCTCTGCATTCAAGAAGAAGCTCGGGCTAGACATCACCTCGAGCAAGGATGCTGGTGCTGAGCGTTGCTATCGCATCGGTTAGATTTCAAATGATAAGGGCGGCCCGCAGGTCGCCCTTATCATCACCAAAACCTGGGGTAACTACTTCTTGGCGGCGGGTTTCTTCGCTGCTGGCTTCTTGGAAGCGGCCTTCTTGCCAGACACGGCCGCTTTGAATGCGGCGCCGGCCTTGAACTTCGGCACCGTGGATGCGGCAATCTTCAGCGCAGCGCCCGTCTGCGGATTCCTGCCAGTGCGCGCCGCACGTTTGGACGAACTGAATGTGCCAAAGCCGATCAGTGCGACGTCGCCACCCTTGGCCACGGCCGCG